GTCGTAACAAAGGGACCCAAATCTCCATACATCAGAACGCCAAGGAGGCGCTGGCACAAAGTAACCTTGTATGTGAACCCAGGAGGGCTGGGGACACCCATTCCGCCAACGGAAATGGGGAGAAAGAGATTACGGGTCATGACACGTCTTCCGTAAAAGGATCCATCTAAGTTCCATGGAATAACCTTCCCGATATTACATTCTAGTCGGGTCTCGCGCTGTATATCATCCCGATGGAGCGAGAGATACATCTTCAAAATTGGCTTCTGGCGTCCGGGCAAGCAGCCCTGGAGCAGGAGTGGAAGCACTGAACACTTCCCCTCAGTGGCATCATCATCATGATGAGAGGCAGCAGTCTCCTTCTTTGATTGGACCTTATGTTGACCGAAGAACAAACCAACATTAAGAAAATCGATATTCCAGGGGGTGGCCTCAGGAGTTCGGATGTCGAGGTGAACGCTTGTACTATTGACGTTAGCGTAGGTGTGATGGTGATAAGACTTCCCCACACTCATATTCAGACCGACGGCCTTGCCTACAGCAATGTGCTCGTTCCAGTACTGAACCGGTGCCGCATACAACATGTCGTCACCGTTCACCAAGACGTGATTCAGCCGATCCTTGATAAACCACAGCTTCTGATGGTCACTCATCGCGTAGAGATAAACACCCAGATTCGCCAAACAGAGAATCGGGAACGATAAGATAGAACCCATCAATTGTCCACGGCGCATAACGCCTCTGAACACCCTGCCGTTTTCCACACCTTGCTTTGGGTAGTAGAGACGGTGAGGACCAAGAACGCTCATCGCTAGTTCTTGATCACGAATGCTAAGCTTGGAAATGACAGCCTTTAGTATGCGTCCAGAGTATTTCCACGATAGTCCATCCGTAGCGGCTGAGTAGTCAATCGAGAACCACACATCAGTAACATCCGCTCTCTTTCTTAAGTCCATCATATCAGTCGGACAGAACTTTCGACCGATCAGGCGGAAGCAATCCATATTAACCATTGACTTCCATAACGCCTTTTGGAGAGGCTTCATCGAGTAATAGGGCAGAGCTTCGCCCTTGGATATCACTCGCACCTTCATTGGCTCAAGCACAGCCTGAATTGTACAACATAGACCTCTAGGATCTGGAATAAAGGATTCCAAAACAGAACGAATCACGCCCCACTTATCGCGGCCGGCCCTCTCACGGGTCTCGACAACACAATTGAGCAGAGTACGGTTTCCTGTGAAACCTCGTGGGAACCACTCCATAGAAAAGAGTTCGGTATCCTGGACGACAGTGGGTGCACGAGCATCCTCACCACTATCACCACCACTATTGAAGCCAACCAACTCCAACAGTTCGTTCTGCTGACCACCCAACTTTCGAGACGAATTGAAAGATGCATTCGTACTCGGCTGCAGTTCGGAGAAACTCGATGGGTCAAAGAGCTTTCCGACCGACTCAGCGATCTCGTTCAAAACGTAGACGAAAGCGGCGTCATTAAAGATCCCGTCGATGACATCATCTTGACCGTCATCAACCCTAGTCAGGGCTTCAAAATGCTCCTGATAGGTTTGGTCCACAAAATCATCAGACATAGGCAGCGCAGCACGCTTCGCCTGGAACCAACTATACCACAAGTGGGTGTTCTTACGACAGAAGACAGACAATCTGTTCTTCATCCACTTCTTCAAGCCACTCTTAGGGGAGAAATCATCTCCAGTGGACTTGGGAGGCTCGTTGCCAAGATACTTTGCCATTGGATAGGTGAGGGCATGTTTAACATGCTTAACCCAATCATCCTCTGACAGGAACTTATCAAGGTAACCCGTCAACTGAGTTTCAAGTTGACTAGAGATCTCATCCGGAGCACCATGGTGTCGGAAAATTAAAGTGAGACCTCGAAGCAGAGCTTCAGTCCGATCTTTTGTTGTTACAACGACATCAGGGATCGGATTTCCTGACGCCGAGGTGGGGGCCTTCCCCCCCTTGGTGTCGACATTATCACATCGACTCGAAGACTTTCTCTCAAGACACATGAAAATGTTGTTTGAGACGGACTTCTTCG